ACTGTAGAAATTCTAACATTTGGTGCAGAGAAATACGAACCAGATAATTGGAAGAATGTTCCAGACTCTAAACGAAGATACTTTGACGCAATGCAAAGACATCTATGGGCATGGAAAGAGGGAGAGCAAGACGATCCCGAAACTGGAAAGAATCACTTGGCACATGCAATGTGCTGCCTTATGTTCTTATATGAACACGATGTTAAGTATTCAAAATAAATTTGTCAAAAACCTCGTTCTGAGGTATAATGTTTTATACATAGTAATGTAATCATTTGAATGGAGAAAAGTAAATGAAACTTAGTAAAGAAACTGTATCGCTAATTAAGAATTTCGCAGGGATCAATTCGAACCTGCTTCTTAAGAGTGGTAATAAACTAGCAACAATCAGTGCACAGAAGAATGTGATGGCTGATGCAACTATCACGGAGACATTCCCTGACTTTGGCATCTACGATCTCAATGAGTTCTTGGGTGCGATGTCTTTGTTTGACGATCCTGAACTTGAGTTTGCAGAGAAATTTGTCTCAATCAAACAAGGTAACATGAACATTAAGTTCTTTGCTGCAGACCCAACTGTGCTAACTGCTCCACAAAAAGCAATTACATTCCCTGAAGCAGAAATTAACTTTAGTATGTCTGCGAATATGTTAAGTATGATTAACAAAACAGCATCTGTTCTTCGTGCAGCAGATGTGGCAATCGTTGGTGATGGTTCAACAATCACTGCAGTGGTTGGAGATAAAAAGAATGCAACAGGAAACTCTTACAGTGAACCTGTTGGAACTACTGACAAAACTTTTAAGGTAAACTTAAAGGTTGAAAACTTAAAGATGCTTCCAGGAGATTATGAAGTATCAATTTCAAGTAAAAAGATTTCTCGTTTTAAATCTCCAAACAGTGACTTGGTTTATTATGTAGCAGTGGAAGCAGATTCTACATTTGAGTTTTAATTTCAGAGAGGGGGTAATTCCTCTCTATTCTATATTATGTGGAGATTTATATGATTGAAAGTCGTGATGAGCAGTTCTTGTGGGTTGAGAAATATCGTCCACAAAAGATTGATGATTGTATCCTTCCAGAGTCTTTAAAGAGGACATTCAAGGATTATGTTGCACAAGGTGAGTTGCCTCACTTTCTATTGTGTGGCACAGCAGGTGTGGGTAAAACTACCATCGCCAAAGCACTGTGTAATGAAATTGGTGCAGAGTTTGTGATTCTTAATGGTTCAGATACTGGTGGTCATATTGACACACTTCGTACTACCATTAAGGGTTTCGCTACATCTGTGTCGCTAACTGATGCTAAGAAAGTTATTATCTTAGACGAAGCAGATTATCTACAAGCAAACTCCACCCAACCAGCACTCCGTAATTACATGGAAGAATTCTCTGCCAATTGCAGATTTATCTTCACTGCTAATTATAAGAATCGTATCATTGAACCGATTCATTCTCGCTGTGCTGTTATTGAATTTAAGATTGACTCTAAAGAGAAGCAAGAGATTGCTGCAGCATTCTTTAAACGAGCAACTGCTATTCTCAAACAAGAGGGCATTGAGTTCGATCCTAAAGTTGTAGCAGAACTAATCACCAAACACTTTCCTGATTATCGTCGTATTCTTAATGAGATGCAACGATACTCTGTGTCAGGTAAAATCGACTCAGGCATTCTCGTCAATATGTCTGAAGAATCTTTCAAAGGTTTAATTAAACTTATGAAGGACAAAGACTTTACTGAAGTGCGTAAATGGGTTGCCAAAAACTCTGATGCAGATACAACTGCATTGTTTCGTGAATTATATGACAACGCATCTGCGAACATGGATGTGAATAGTATTCCACCAATGGTTCTTATCCTAGCAGACTATCAATACAAAGCAGCATTTGTGGCTGACCATGAACTAAATATTATGGCAGCACTAACTGAGATTATGGCTCAGTGCAAATTCAAATGAGGATGCCATGGAATTTCTTATACTCTTTGCCGTACTAGTAGTGGGTATCCACTGGGGCTGGACTGCTCGTGAAGCAGTTGCTAAACGAAGAGCAGACTTTCTTTTATCAAAATTACACGAGATAGAAGAAGATACTCCAGAAGATATTATCCGTATTAATATTGAAAAAGATAATGGTATTCTTTTTGTATATCACGAACAAGACAGTCGTTTTATTGTTCAAGCAAACAGTCGTGAAGAACTGGAGAATAAACTAAAAGAATTGTTTCCAGGAAAACGATTTGGTTGTTCTCCAGAAACCTTAAAAAAATGTGGTTTTATATTATGACTCCCTTTGACTTTATTAATGCAATTAACCTAACCAAAAAGAATCTGTTCGAAGATCCACAAGCAGAGAAAGACTATCTCCCCTTTCTTGTGAACAGGGGTTTGTCTTATTTTCCCGATACAGTCCTTTATGCCAACGAGATGAATCGTAACTCTGGCATCCCAAAAGACTGGCAATTTTCCTTTTTCCTAAATACTATACCAAAGAAAAAGAGATTCAGTAAGTGGCATAAAAAAGATGCCGATTCTGATTCCTTGACACTCGTTAAAGAGTACTTTGGTTACTCATCAGAGAAAGCATTAGAAGCATTGAGCATTCTCTCCGATGAACAGTTGGCTATGATAAAAGAAAAATTATACAAAGGTGGAAAATAATGACTGTTGAGATGATTTACTACGACTGGACTCCCGAGTCCATGCTTGAAGTGATACTGCCAGAACCAGACAATTTTTTAAAGGTTCGTGAGACACTTACTCGCATCGGCATCGCATCCAGAAAAGAAAACAAACTGTATCAATCGTGCCATATCTTGCATAAGCAGGGTAGGTATTTCATCGTGCATTTTAAAGAATTGTTCGCTCTTGATGGTAAAGAATCAAACATCACGAGTGGAGATATTGAGAGAAGAAACGCTATTGCTAGTTTATTGCAAGACTGGGATCTTTTAAAGATTCTAAATAATGCATTGGTAGAACAAAAAGCATCACTCTCTCAAATTAAGGTGGTCTCTTATAAAGAAAAAGACCAGTGGGAATTAGTTCCAAAATATAACATAGGAAAAAAATCAAAATGATCAAAATTGAATTGACTATCGATGAAGCAAATACTATTCTTCGTGTTTTAGGTAAGCATCCTTTCGAGGAAGTTGTTGCGCTAATTAACAAAATTAAACAGCAAGGTGAGCCACAAGTTGCTGCAATTGCAGAAGCAGAAAAGGCTGCAGCTGAAGAACCAAAAGCATAAATACCATTAGGTATAACTAATGATTTTACTTAGGTTGTTTTTATGTTCTCCGTTATAAGTATAAATGTCCTCTATGGACACTAACTTAATTAAGGAGAAAGATTATGTGGACAACACCGACAGCAACAGACATGAGATTCGGATTCGAAGTAACAATGTATGTGATGAACAGATAAGTTTAGAACCTACAAAAGAAGATAAAGAAATAAATATGCAAAAGTTACTTGAAAGTTTAAGTGACTGTGTATAAAAATTCACCTTAGGACCACTAAGTTACGAATCGTTATAAAGCAGACATGACGCACGATGTCGCTGGAATTGTAACCAGCATTAATGATATGCCTTCGGGGTATCAATTTTAATTTAACTCGCTTAATAGGAGAAACAAAATGGTAAGACAATTCATCCCCACAATTTTTGGTGAACACTTCAAAGACTTTGATAAGGTGTTCGTAGGTTTTGACGACCAGTTCTCGAAGATGCAAAGTCTTCATGACGAACTAACCAAAAACATCCCTAACTATCCTCCATTCAATGTTCGTAAGAACGGTAATACCTACACGATTGAAATCGCTGTAGCAGGTTTCGCACAAAACGAAATCGACATTACCATCGATGGTGGCAAATTAATCGTTAAGGGTAACTCTGAATCAAAAGATCCAGAAGATACTGATTACTTGTTCAAAGGTATTGGCATGCGTGCGTTTACTCGTGCATGGGCAATCGGTGACCAGTATGAAGTTAAAGACGCTGAGTTGTTCAATGGTGTTCTAAAGATCGCCCTCGATCAATTGATTCCAGAAACACAGAAAGCAAAAAAAGTTCCAGTGAAGACTAAAGGGCAAAAAGAATTCTTACGAGAGGACGCATATGACAAAGCTGCTGAAACTCTTTAAGGATGTGTCTAGTGGGCTATATGAAGGTCTTCTTATGATGAGAAAACATAAAGCCGACAGGTTCAATAGATTATGACTAACTGGATCCCAATGACAGATGATGATTGGGATTGGGTAAACGGTAAAATACCAACAAACCCTAACCAATAGTAATCGTACAAGTAGGGAGAGTTTCGGCTCTCCCTAAATACTTGTATGAAAGCCAAACTATCCCCCAACATGATCTCATTCGTTGCCGTACGAAGAGGCGAATGGGTTCTCAAAATTTCTGTCTTTAAGAATAGACAGATATTGTTGGTTGCACAGAATTGTTATGATTTTAGAACAATAGTTAAATACTTTAGTGACCAAAATCATGCAGCAGATTTTATTGAACAACTTGTTATAGAGGATTGAAATGACAGAGATTAAAGTATTTAAATTGATTAGTGGTGAAGAACTAATTGGTAAAGCAGAAGTTACAGGATTAGGATATACATTAGAAGCACCAGCAACTATCCTCATGCAACAAACAAAAGATGGTGTTGGTTTAGCATTGATGCCATACATGCCTTATACCGAAGGAAAGGTGAAATTGTTTAGTCAATGCATCGCCACCGAAGGTAATCCATCGGCTAAAATGATCAACGAATACAACCGATTATTCGGTTCAGGGATAGAGATCGCTCCAGCGTCTGCTTTAGTCGGTCTGTAACCCTCTCTAGGCTTCCCCTAGACCTCCCTCCAAACCCTCTCTCGTAGAGGGTTTTCAGCATTCTAAAGCCCTGTATCTACAAGGGTTTCTAATCCCCTCAGACTCGTAGGGTCATTCCAGATAGTTGTTGTCTTTAATTGCAACTTGCTGTATAATAGTAGTATGAAAATTGAAAAGGAAACAAAAATGTTGAAGAATGCAAAGATTGCTTCTGTTGGTGATGTGATTCGTGGCTATGATTTCAAACCTATGGTTGGTCGTAACGACTGTTTCGTTGAAGGTGATGTTGAATCAATCACCAATGAAATGGGTTATATGGCTTACAAAATTACCTGTACCAAAGATGTTTTTGATGGTGCGGTTCAACCAAAGGGTAAACATTCCCGTGTTGGTAAAATTGTTTATATTCCATTTGAAGTTAGTTTTATGGAATATGATGGTCGTGTTATGAACTTGTCGAAATAATTGAGAGGAAAATATATTATGTTCTATAAATCAAAATCTGAGATCCGTGCTGAAACCGAAAAACAAGTAAAGTTGTTTTTGAAGAAGGGTGGAAGTATTGAAGTTGTGAAACCACGCAAAGCACCAAAGCAACGCATGTCTGCCAAAGTTACAAGATCTGCGTCCACTGGGACTTCTGGATTTGCGACTGGATTCCCTCGCAAGAGTTGCATTTAAGTGTTGTCTTTAATTCAGAATTGTGGTATAATAGTTGTATGAAAATCGAAAAGGAATTGCAAATGTCAAACGAATTCAAATCTTGGGAAGAAATGTCTGTGTTGGAACAAATGCAGTGCCAGTTCTGGGATATGTATAAGGATGCCTACGGTAGTCGTCCT